TAATACATTTGGTAAGGATAAAGCCTTCATCAGAGGTATCGATGGTCGTATGGTATTTGTAAGCTCTCAGCATCAAGTACTTAATTACCTACTACAGACTGCTGAAGGTGTCAGCTGCAAAGCAGCAGCAGTATATCTCAGAGACAAACTAAAAGAACGTAACATCCCACACTACTTTGTGTTGCACTATCATGATGAAGTTGCTGTTGTAACTAAAGATGAGTATGCAGAAGAAGTAGCAGAGCTATCTATCGAAGCATTCACCGAAGCACCTAAGTGGTTTGGTATCGAGTGCATGGGTGGTGACGCACATACAGGTAAAACATATGCAGAGGTACACTGATGATTGAATCAGATGATCAATTCGACATTGCAATTATAGATGCAGATAGTATTCTGTATCAGATTGCTTACATGCAACCGTCCCCAGCGTTGTGTCGTAAGGCTCTTGACGATAAGTTAAAAGAGATTATGACTAACACTGGCTCTATTAACGGAGCAATCTTTATTAAGGGTAAAGATAATTTTAGGTATCAAGTAGATGCCGCATACAAAGGTAATCGTAAAGATAACATTGAACCTGAAGTTAAAGACCGCATTGACGATCTATATGAATACTGTAAAGAGTTTGGTATACAGTCAGATGGTGGTGAAGCAGATGATTACTGTGGTATTGCCGCTGAGTTAGCATTACAAGATAACAAACGTTATATTGTATGCCATATAGATAAAGACTTGGACTGTATTCCTGGATGGCACTATAACTTCCGCAAGGATACGTTATACTATGTTGAACCAGAAGATGGTTACAGGTTTCTTATGATGCAGATCCTAACAGGAGATGCTACAGATAACATTCAAGGCTTAAGAGGTGTAGGACCAAAGACAGCTGAAAAGCTTATCAATGGTGTACCTAATAACCTCTTGTGGTCAAAGGTTATTGACATCTGGAAAGAAAAATGTGGTGATAATTGGGAACCTTTCTTTTTGAAATGTGCTAATTGCATATACATCAGAGAAAGTGATGAAGATCTTAAGCCACTATCATTTGAAGAACTAAAGGAACGACTATCATGGAAGACTACGGACACTGGATTGCCCTCACAAACAGACCAGACAACGCCTTCGGATTCATCTATGCAGTCTTTGGACCAACTGGAAGACAATACATCGGAAGAAAGCAACTTATAAGTGAAACATCCAGACTACCTACAGGCGCAAAGCGCAGAATTAAGACTCGAAGAGAGTCTGATTGGAGAACTTACACATCCTCATGCAGAGAATTACTTGATGATATTGAGCTATACGGACTTGAAGTTTTTACTTTTGTTATCTATGACTGGGTATACGGAAGAGGAATGCTTACATATCGGGAAGTGCAGGAGCAATGGCAATGTGAAGTTCTCTCAAGAGATGAAACAACTAATGGAGAGCGTCTCTGGTACAATGGCAACATTGGAGCCGTCAAGTTTTTAAAACCTAAATCATGAAGAAGAATAAACCTATTAAACCACTTGAGAAAGAAATCCCTTCATTAAAAGATGATTTCAAAAATCAATTCAAACGTAAGAAAGAAACCCAACAAGAAGCTAAAGATCGCAGAGAACGTATTAGAGAGTATAAAGACAACAGAGACTGGAACTAATATATGTCAAGGTGGATTCATACCGCTTGCCCTAAGTGCAGCTCATCAGATGCCTTCTCATATAAAGAAGATGATGAGTTTGGATACTGCTTTTCATGCTGTAAGTCAGCACCAACAGACCCTAACTTTAAACCAACAGTTTATCATAAAGAAAACTACGATATGCACACAATAGAGGAGATCAAAGAGTATGACACAAGAGGATTCCAAGAAAGAGGTATCACAAAACCCGTATCAGCTCACTACGGTGTTAAGGTTTCGTATGCTGAGGATGGTACTATCAGTAGCCATTTTTATCCATATACTAAAGACAATAGTGTTGTTGCCTATAAAGAGCGTAAACTACCTAAGACCTTTATTATTCACGGTGAGTTTAAAGGTGTACAGTTATTCGGTCAGAATGTTTCAACGGGTGGTAAACGTATTATCATCACGGAAGGAGAGCTAGACGCATTAGCTGTAGCTCAAGCTCAACATGATAAGTATGGTAGATTCTATCCAGTAGTAGCCTTACCATCAGCGTCTGCTACATCAATGATCCTTGAGCAACGTGAATGGTTACGTAACTTCGATGAAGTTGTATTAATGTTTGATCAAGATGATGCAGGAAAGAAAGCTACAGATCAAGCCGCTAAGATCATTGGCTATGATAAAATCAAGGTAGCATCGTTACCTGAAAAAGATCCTTGTGATGTGTTAATTAAGCATAGCTCTGCTATCCTGATGAACTGTATCTTTGATGCACGTACATTCAGTCCAGCAGGTGTTGTCAAAGGTGAGGCTATCTGGGAACAATTCATGCGTAAGAAAGAGACTACTTCTTTGCCTTACCCTGAATGTTTAAAGACCCTCAACGACAAACTACATGGCCTTCGCTTAGGTGAGATTGTATTGTTTACATCAGGCACAGGCTCAGGTAAGAGTACAGTCATTAAAGAGATTGTGCTAGAGATCTTAGCTAAAACAACTGATATGATTGGTATGGTGTCACTTGAAGAATCTATTGGTGACTCTGCTGAGAAGTTTATTGGTATGCAGTTACGTAAGAACCTTGTATCTAACAAGGTAACTGAGGCAGAAATGTATGCAGCACATCAACAAGTGTTTGGTGATGAACGCTTAATACTACTTGATCACCAAGGTTCTGTTGGAGATGAGTCTCTCATTGACAAGCTTGAACACTTAGCCTTGATGGGTTGTAAGTATATTATCCTTGACCACATCACTATTGCTGTGTCTGAGGGTGCTAAGGGTCGTACAGGTAATGAGGCAGTTGACTCAGTCATGAGTGATCTACTTAAGATCTGTAAGAAGCATAACGTCTGGTTAGGCGTTGTGTCTCACCTACGTAAGGGTGAAAAGCCCTTTGAAGAAGGTCACTTGCCAACCATTGATGACATCAAAGGCTCAGGCTCTATTAAACAAATCTCATTTGACATCATTGCTTTCTCACGCAACATGATTGCTGAGACAGAACAGATGCGTAACACAATTAAGCTTCGTGTATTGAAATCTCGATTCACGGGTATGACAGGTGACTGCGGTAATACTAGGTATGACGCTGACACTGGTCGCTTAATGCAAACAACTTTTGTTGACTTTGAATAAATGAATCCATTAAATTATCTTACTGAACGTGTATCGAAGGTTGTCCCCAACTCAGATAAGATCTACAACGAGGGTGCTCGCCTTCTAGCACACTATCCAACATGGGAGTACGAACTTGAAAGGTTTATTAACGAATCGTGGGATACACTACTTCGCTATTGTATCCGAAATAAAAATGCAACGCATTCTGCTTCTGTTAAACTCACCTTCGCTTCCGACCTTATCGGAAAACGAATCGCAAGAGCTATCGGAGCTGATGAAACAGACATCAAATCAACTCTCAGCCTTGGAGACTTGTTGCTCGAAACTTTTCTCCAAGACGGACTCATAGACATCTTCAGAGAATATGCTGGTTACAAAGCCCCCTATATGGTACGCATTGTTAATCAAGCAGATGAGATTAAACCAACCTTAATTGGTACCTCATTTGAACCTTTGTTACCTATTGCTGGACTGTACAGCCCACTAACTAAAGAACCTTTTATTAAAGGATGGACTAACTCTAAGCTATTCCATGAAAACCTTAATAAAACTTTTGTAAGGTCTCTTGAGACTCTTCGTCAACAGTCTTGGAAGCTTAACATACCAGTATTAAATGCTATGCAAGCACAGACTCCTAAGGAAATCCTTGAGTTGATCGATGAAGATGGTGTTATAAGGGAATACAATATACACCATGAGAATTTAGAGTTACCTAAGAAGCTATCTCATACAGATGGTACTAAGTTCCTTGGTAAGAAAGATCCTAAGCTACAACGTATGATGAGTAAGTACTTTGAGTACATGCAAGTGCTTAAGAAGGCTGAGATGATTGGTGAAAGAACTTTCTTTCAAGAAGTCTCTTGTGACTACCGAGGTAGAGTATACTATGCAGAATCATTCTTAGAGTTCCAGGGTAGTGACCTTGCTCGTAGCTTGTTTATGTTTGCTAACAAAAAGAAAGTTACTGAGAGAGGTTTATTCTGGATCAAGGTGCATACAGCAAACTGTTTTAATAAATCGTTTGTTATCGATGAAATACCTAACTATTTTACTACAGACTACAAGGCTTACCTGATTGAACAGGGACTTGACACTATATCTGTAGATAAGATGACTCTTAAAGACAGAGTTGCATGGGTAGATAACAACATAGAGTTTATTTATGATGTAGCCCGTACTAAAACTATTCATACTGACGCTGAAAAGTCTTATAGCTTCTTAGCTTGTTGTAATGAATTGTTAGCCTACAAGAGATCCAAAATGGAAGGAAAAGAGTTTATGTCTGGACTACCTATACCTATTGATGGTAGTAATAACGGATGGCAACACTTGGCAGCTATGTCTAAAGACAAACAAGCTGGTACGCTGGTGTCACTTGTTCCTACACCTATCCAGAAAGACTTTTACGTAGCTGTTGCTAAAGAACTCATCAGCATTATGCCTGAGTATTTTGAGATTAAAGATATGCCTATGAAACATATCAGAAAAGGTATAGCTAAACGAGGCTCAATGACTCGTGCATACAGTGCAGGTAAGATGCGTATAGCAAAAAACATGTACGAAGATTGTCACGTAGAAGGTTATACTGTTAAGTACAATATCACTGAAGACCAGTGTGATGTATTAGCAGGTAACTTAATTAAGGCTATTAACACAGTATGCGCAGGGCCACTTAAAACAACTAAGTATCTACAGAAGATTGCAGAGCATGAACTTAACTCAGGCAGAAATCAACTTGCATGGACAACACCATCAGGCTTTCCTGTAGTGTATAAGGCTTACTTACAACATGAACGTAAACAAAGAGGTACTATACGTGGGATTACAGGAAATAAAGATGGTCGTGTCATGCACGTTATCAAGGTTGATGTCCTTAACAAAGAGACAGGTGAACGGGTACCGTGTAGAAGAAGCTATGCTTCGGGTATTAGCCCTAATGTTGTTCACTCCTATGATGCTTCTCATATGGCTAATACTATTGTTAGCTTCAATGGCTCTTTTGGTGCCGTACACGACTCGTTTAGCTCACATGCTTCTGAAATTGATTTCCTTCAAGAAGTAACTAAGATGACATTCATAGCACAGTATGATGTAGATAACTTCTTTAACATACTACAGGATAACCTTATGGATAATAAGGATACCTTTACTTTCAATCAACCAGAATTAGGTAGCTTAGAACTATCTGATGTAAATAACTCGGAGTATTTCTTTTGTTAACGCTATCATTATTAATACTTTTATTACTATGGCTAATAGTAGTACAATGAGTCGGTACCTAATACCAGACAACAATCAACAATAAGGAATTCATGAACTCTTACCAACAACTTATCGCCAAATCCCGTTATGCTCGATACCTACCTGAACAAAAACGTAGGGAAAACTGGGATGAAACTTCTACTCGCTGGGTAAACTTCTTTAAGGAACAACTTAAAGACAAGATTGATACTCAAGATACTATCTGGGATATCTTAGGAACAAGCATCAATAGCTTATCCGTACTGCCATCTATGCGATCTGTTATGACTGCTGGTGAAGCTCTTAAGCGCACCCATGTAGCGGCATACAACTGTAGCTATCTCCCTGTAGATAACAAGCGTTGCTTTGATGAAGCTATGTATATCCTTTTATGTGGTACTGGTGTAGGCTTCTCATGTGAGAAACAATATGTTGATAAATTACCTACTGTGCCCTCACTCGAAGAGTCAGATAAAATTATTACAGTAGAAGATTCTAAAGAAGGCTGGTGTGAAGCATACAAGTTACTTATCAGTCGCCTGTATGCTGGTACTATCCCTAAATGGGATGTATCTTTAGTACGTCCAGCAGGTGCTCCACTTAAAACATTCGGTGGTCGTGCCTCAGGTCCTGGACCACTGATTGATTTGTTCCAGTATACTGTAGACAAGTTTAAGATGGCTAAAGGTCGTAAGCTCAGACCTCTTGAAGCACACGATATTATGTGTAAGATTGGTGAGGTAGTTGTTGTAGGTGGTGTACGTAGGTCAGCCATGATTTCTCTTGGTGACTTAGGCGACTATGAACATGCTACAGCTAAGGCAGGTGCATGGTGGGAAATCTATTCTGAACGTGCATTAGCCAACAACTCAGCTGTGTACAACAGCAAGCCTTCTATCGGTGAGTTTATGAAGGAATGGTTAGATATCTATAATAGTCACTCAGGTGAACGTGGTATCTTTAACCGTGAAGCCTCACAAAAGCAAGCCGCTAAGTGGGGTCGTAGGGATATTAAAACAGACTATGGCACTAATCCATGCTCAGAGATTATCCTTAAGCCATACCAATTCTGTAACCTGTCTACCATTGTTGTGTCTCCTGATGACACACTTGCATCACTTAAAACTAAAGTTCGCTTAGCTACTATTATGGGTACTATGCAGTCTACACTGACTGACTTCCCTTACCTTCGTGATATCTGGAAAACAAATACAGAACAAGAACGTCTTTTGGGTGTGTCTATGACTGGTATTCTTGACAATGGTTTACTTCGTGGATCACACCATGCAACAACACTACGTACAGTACTTGAGCAACTACGTGATGTAGCTCGTGAGACTAACAAAGAGTGGGCAGAGATTCTTGGTATCCCTGAATCAGCGGCTATTACCTGTGTTAAGCCTGAAGGTACTGTGTCACAACTTACACAGACATCCAGCGGTATCCATGCTGGTCATGCTCCTTACTACATCAGACGTATTCGTCAGGATAAGAAAGATCCACTGACTCAATTCTTGATTGAACAAGGTGTTCCTAATGAAGACTGCGTTATAAAGCCAGACCAGACAGCTGTGTTTAGCTTCCCACAACACTCTCCAGGATTTACTCGTAAGGATATCAATGCTATTGAACACCTTAATATCTGGTTAGCATACCAACGTTACTGGTGTGAGCATAAACCATCAGTAACTATCTCAGTTAAAGATCATGAGTGGCTTGAGGTAGGTGCATGGGTATATGAACACTTCAATGAATGTACTGGAATTTCTTTCTTACCTGATGATGGTGGTACTTATCGTCAGGCTCCATACGAAGACACCGACATGGACACTTACAATAGTCTTGTCAGCACCTTACCTAGTATTAACTGGAGTCTCTTTGTGGAAGATCGTGACAATGTAGAGGGTGTGCAGACTTTAAGTTGCACTGCTGGCGGGTGCGAAATTTAAATGAAATGTAAAAACGCAGGATGTCATAACGAAACTACATCTTATTCTGTTAACAACCCTAATAATACAGGTAAAGAATATAATGCTAATTACAAAGAATGTAATACTTGCAGACACTTAAGGTCCAAATACAATATTACTTCTCCAGAAAGAAATCAGCTTATTAAAAACCAAGATGGTTGTTGCGCTATTTGTAATACACCAATAGAGCTAGATGGTAAAGCAACTAAACAAAGTGCTGTGGTAGACCATGACCACATCACAGGTAAAATAAGGGGAATTCTTTGTGGTCAATGCAACAAAGGTCTTGGTATCTTTGGGGATACTCTTGAAGGCTTAAGCAAAGCAGTTAAATACTTAGAAAGAATTAAATGAAACTACTTAAATTCTCTGCCGCATGGTGTCAACCATGTAAACAATTAGATGTATTCCTAGCAGAAGCTTTATTGGAATACCCTGAGATAGAACTTGTTAGTATGCCTATTGAAAGCAATACAGATACAGTATCCTACTATGGTATCCGTACAGTACCTACTATGATTATGGTCGATGACAATGATCAGGTACTCAGGACTTCTGTAGGGTTTACACCTACTAAGGTTAAACCTTTCTTAGCAGGTACCTAATAGAAAAGCGGGGTAGCTCAGTAGAAGAGCGATGGACTCATAATCCATAGGTCAGGGGTGCGACTCCCTTCCCCGCAACCCTCGGTCCGACTCTACCGTTACGGAGTCACAGAACAAAGGTAGTATATTTTAATTGGTTAAAATCAAGGATGTATAAGCTTTGGAATGTGGCGTTCGACTCCCACTACTACCGACTAATCAAGGACACATATGGCTAAAACAAAACACCCTAGTTATTATTCAAGGAAATTCCTTAATAAAACTAAAGGAACTGCAATGATTGAAATCAGAGCAGATATCAGTGCTTATTCAATGGATGGTACTATAACTATATCTGACTGTTATCGTAAGACAGAATTAGATATGCACATATATGATAAAAAATCATTAAAAGAAAAGTCTGATAAATTAGATTTATTAATTAAAGAATTAACTTTATTTAAAGAGTTTATAGATACTAATGCTGATTATTATTTTGAATTAAAAGCTAAGAATAAAGATAAAAGCTTAATAGAATTATTAAACGAGGATGAAGATGATTAATGAACATGATATTGAAGACTTATGCCCTGACTACTATAAATCTCAAGAAGAAATTCTGCATGATGACAGAGCCTATTGGTACGACATTGAACTACAGGGCTTAAAACTTCCTGAGGTATGGGGTAAGTATATCCTAGGTGAAAACGTCAGATCCTACGAGTTTAATATTAGTAAAGGCTATTATGGGTAAGGGCAGCGGTCGTAGACCTACTGATGAAAACAAGTTCCAAAGCAATTATGATCTGATCTTTGGCAAGAAACCTCCTGAAGGTCAGGGAAATAATAAGGAAAAACAAGATGGCAATGACACCACCAGAACCAAAGGGCAATAGCCTATTTAATCTGCTTACACAGCTGTTTGCAGATAACTTTGTGACATACTTCAAGTCGCATAGCTATCACTTCAATGTTGATGGTCCTATGTTTGCTCAAGACCATGAATTGCTTAACGAAATCTATGATTTCCTTTGGGCGCAACATGATATGCTTGGTGAACAAATTCGTCAGATGGATAAAGGAACACCATGTTCTCTTAAAGAAGTCCTTAGTATGACTGACATTGTAGAGTGTGATACTCCTAAGAAACCAAGTAAAGAAATGTTTACATGGTTAAATCAAGACTTTGATGACTTGATTGAAGATGCTCAAAAGCTTTATGATGAAGCTGACATGCAATGTTATGGTGGACTTGCTACTTTTGCTGGTGATTACCTTAAAGACTTGTCTAAACTTAACTGGAAGGTTAAGGCTACTATTGGGAAGAGTTTTAAATGAAATCATATAATGTAGAAGCATTACGTGGTCATGAATATGATGACCATGAGTTTCAGTTAGATATGGCTAAGGTAGGAGTTAATATCCCTGATAACCTTCTTTATACACCTAACCTTGGTCCATACGTTATTAACGCTATTCATCAACAGAATATTAATGGACTCCCTACAGTAGTTAATGATGCTACTAATCGTAACTATACACCTGAAGAAGCTAAACAAGAGGCTGATACTCTTAAGACAGCTGCACTACAAGCATACACTGCTTTAGTTAAATAAAAAAAAAATAACCCCTACTAGGATAATTCCTAATAGGGGTTTTTTATTTGTCAGGTTACGCCATACACTTGTCCAGCACGAGCTTTACGCTCAATGTCTTTCAATGCACGTTCACGAGCACCTTTGTAGTCTGACTTAGCAGTCGTACCATTCCACTTTTTAAGGTCATTAGGCAAGTTCTTATACATAATGAACTGTCCAAATGTATTCTTAAATTGAGCTGTAGAAATAAAGTATTGTTCAGGTCGAGAATCAGGTGGTTGCCAACCAGATTTATCTGACTCTAAAAACTCTTTAAATTGTTTTTGTCTTGGAGTTAATTCTTCAGAGTCTTTAAGGTATCCGTATTCACGATCAAGAGTAAACAAGAAACCTTTATAGTCTCCTTTGTTACCTATTGATACCTGACCACCAAGTTTATCTAAATCTGCATAAGCTTCATTAGCTTGTTTCTGAAAGTCTTTAACAAATGAATCTACCATATCCCACTTCAGTACTTTAGGTAATGAAATGTTATTAATAGTATACATCATAAGTGGATATGACTTAGAGTTAAGAATCAAGTTATCAAATACAGGTGTGAATGGTAGCATGTCTGATGGATTCTTACCTTCATTAAAGTGTCTAATAGCATCACTCAACATTACTGACTCACGATACTGTCCAAAGGCAGGACCAACTTGATTAATAGCCGCTGTTCCTGGACCCGGAATTACTTCCTCACCCATCTCATTGACTGTACCTTTACGTTTAGCAGGAGACAATGGATCAAACTTAATAATAGAATCTTTAATGCGATGTTTACGACCACTGTTCTTAGTTTGAATCTCTATTGTAGTGCCTGTTTCTATTGAACCAAACCTACCAAAGCTTAACTCCTCATTGAATGTTCCAACAGGATGTGGTACTCTATCAAACATCTGCAAGGCTTGTACTGTTTTCTTTGGTACAATAAATTGCCATTCAGCAATAGCAGATCTAACAGTGTTCTTAAAAATGTTATTTAAATCATGTAACAAAGCTTTCTCATCACCATTGTATTGACCAGATTCAAGCATCTCAGCTTTAAAGTCAGGGTATTCAGCTAGAAAATCTTGAGATTCTAACATGTGAAAAGCAGAAGCTTTACCATAACCAGTAGTTAACAATGTCTTTTTAGCAAATTGCTTGTTAAAAGCATTAGCGCCTTGTACACCTACACCACCGTACTTATCAAGTTTTTCTTTCCATAACATAGCACTATCAACCTTGTCAGGTCCAAATGTAGTATCAATAGACTGTCTCTTAGCTACCTGAGTAAAGTACCTACGTGGGTCACCTTCTGGTTGAGTGTCTTGAAACTCGTTATCACTCAAGTATTCCCAAACTAAACCAACACGCTGAAGGATATCATAATTACCAATATCTGAAGCAAGAAACATAAGACCAGCAGAATTAGCATCAATAGCAACAGTAACTTTAGGATTAAAGATACTATTATTTTTCTTTGCTCTTAAATAATCTGCTGCATCAACATAACCTTGTAGAACATAGCCCCAAGTTTCTCTATCACCGTTCTCTAAGACTTTACGTATAGCCGCTTTTTGAACATCATTTAATGTATTTAAATCCATTTGATTAAAAGCGGTTAGCATATCACCTTTAGTTGTAGGTGCTATACTCTTAAGACCTTCTCCAATGATAGCTGCTTGCTGAATAAATTCGGGGGTAACAACAGACAACATTTCAGGAGCAATCATTTGCTCTGTCTTCATACCAACTGTTTTACCTACATCAAGCACACGACCAAGTGTCATCAAGAAAGATAACTCAAGTTCTTTAGATGACAAGTTTGAATTCTTACTGCGGGATAGGTTACCAATGCGATCCCAAAAAGAATTAGCAGTGTTACGAGTGATACCTTCAGTATGATACTTAGCAGACGGATCCATTTGAAATGGAGCAGAAGTAAATGATTCAACAGCACGAGTGTATTTATTACGTTGAGAGTTAATTACTGGATCAAGATAAACACGGTGAGTAGCGTAGTCTTCCCATGCGGGTGTATAGTATGCTTGTCCTGTTGTAATTTCGTCTAGATGATCTTTGCGTTCCTTAAGTAAATCAATAAATTTAGCACGAATAGATTTAGCTTCAGGAGTTAAATCTTTTAATTTAACTTGTGAGTCAGGTAAAAAATAAGTATTACCAAATTGTTCAGCCGATTTTTGAGCATCAAGATGACCAATCTTAAACAAAGGTAATGTATCAATACCATCTAAAGGTAAATTAGGATTACCTAACTGATTAGCAAGGCGAGTAAGTAACAATGAACCAACAAGAGCTTTACCTGCACCAATGTGTTTGGAAATAGAACCAGTAATATACTTGGTTTCATCCATCTCATTTGTTTGCTTGTATTTATTTTTCTTTTTATCCATCTGACGTAGGTTACGGGAAACACCTACATAGTTACCTTTAGGTCCAGGAACACGTTGCTTCTTACCTGCCATAGCCGCATTAACTTCTTTGCCCATGTCACGGGAGTTAATATAACGTTGATGACCAAATCCTGGTGACAAAGCAATAGTCTCTACACCTTCAGGAGTAATATCTTCGGTATAATATCCTGCAGCTACTTGTGCTTGAACAGCAATCTCTCCTGCCTCATCAGAACTAATATCCTGATTTGGCATAGAAGAAGGGTCAATAGGTTGATTGTTAGGATCAACAGAAGCACCTTTAGCAAGCTTTTTAATCAAACGACCATGAGCTTTAGCCAACATTTCTCGTGGTACACCACCATTAACTGCTGTACCTGTAACTACGCCTTGACCATCATCATTAAGCAAGTCATTAATACCTGCCATTGAATAGTCTACATCACCAAACTCTGGCGTAGAAACAATCTCTCCATTTCCAACAGCAGCTGCTCCAGCAAGCATAGGGCTTAAAAGAATACCAGACATGTTAACTACGTTAGCAGTTGAACGTGTTGATGTGCCTAAGCCTTGCTTAAGTCGAGTCATAGCACTAAGGTTTACACTTGTTGGGCTTGTTGGGCTTGCTATCTTAACATTGATATTACTTAGTTCTTCACCAATAAATCGTGAAGCTAACTGGATAAAACCAGCTTGGGTAGGCTTAAGCGAATCAGGAAACTGTTCACTAAGCTCAGTTAATGTTTGCCAGTCTGTTTCAAGAGGCTTAAGTAGTTTAGCCTGTCGTTCACGTTCTTGGGCATACATCTGCTCAATAGCATTTGGATCCGTGATTTCATTACCACGGATATCCATAAGCTTTTCGGGGGTACTACCCTCAATATCACTGAATACTGAAGGCTCGTACTGAGGAGGCTGAGAACCAGCAGAAGCAAACCGTTGAGGTTGCTCTTCATCCTGAGGTAATACATACAAAGGACTAGAAGTAGATTGAGTATTCTCTGGTAATTCCCCAGTAGCATTAGCTCTACGTGCTTCAAAGTTAGCTGTCTGAATTTCGTCAGGCATTTCTTCTGAAGGCTTTGGTACTTCTTGTTGTTGCTCACGTAACCTATCTTCTAAGAAACGGTTATTGAGACTTGGTACTGAAAGAGTCGGTCTTCCACCGGGGACATTGATCGCCATGAATTATTCTCCTAATTCCTTTTGTAAATATTTTGCTAAGGCGGGACTTGTTCCAAAGATAGGAAGCAACCTAGCACCCTTCTCAATTCCCCTACCTTCGGGGGCTGATAAAGCATCATTGAGTTTCTTAATATAAGCTAACTGTGGTGATTGACTTGTTACTTGATCAATCATCTTACCACCAACAGAACCAGACTTATATTGATTATCAGTTATATCAGAAACAATATCCCAGATGCGTTGACCGCTACCCAAAATACCCATTTGATTAACAACACGTTGAAATTCTTTTCCTTCTTTCATCCACTTAGGTGGACTCTCTCCATACTTAATCATATCTTTTAAATACAAAGCTAAAAGAGACATAGCAAACATCATAGCAATAACTGCAGCAGTATTGCGCTGATCAGCAGAACCTTTACGGCTTAAGTCAGTAATGAGTCTTGGTAGAATATTAGCTGTGAATGCTGATGTATAGCCTTGGAATTGTGTAATTAGTTTTAAATAAGGATCACTATAAAACTTAGGTCTATTAAGTGCGCTAGGAACAACAACAGCTTCGTTAACAAAGTTGTATGCACCATTCTGGATATTAGCCTCTACACGTTGTTGATTTACTGGAGTATCTTTATCTATGCTGGTCATAAAATCTATATCAACACCAATACGGATAAGATGTTCTTTAGCATCTAGTACTTGTTGATCAGTATAACTACCATCAAGATTACGTACAGTGTTAACCCAGTTATTAATAGCATCAGTAGCAATAGCTAACTTAGCATGTCTTGTAATAGCAGTAACAGAAGTTAATCCAGTAATCTTAAAGAAACCTTCATTCCATTTCTGGAAGTATCCAGTAAGAATGTCATTACGATTTCCAATACCACCTTCTCTTAAGAAACCAGCATCAGACAGTTGTCGTCTATGTTCAACAGGGCTGATACCAGACACACCAACAGCACTACCAATGTCTCTAAACAAAGCGGCAAACTCTTTACCACTAGTCTCTAACAAAACCTTAGTAGCTTTTAATGATTGTTTAGTATTAAGGTTACGATATATCTGAGAGAATTCTACTGTAGAACTAATAGCGGCTAATGGAAGTGAAGTAATAGTAGATAAAAAGTTAACTAAGTTAAGAGCACCACGAGCATACTCATTAGTGATAGGGTTATATTTACCCTGCTTCATATCTAAATAATCTTTAATCTCACGAGCCATAAATGAAGCTTCAGCCTGATCAATAGATCCTTTGTTTAAAGCATTCTGAATGAGTGTAGCAAGCTTAACACCATCTTTACCAATGAATTGATTATTAGTGCTGATGAATGAGCCACGAGCAGCTAATGAATAAGCGTTATCAAGTATGTCATTAGATGTATATGCGGCAAACTTAGCTTTGTTTTCAGGTTGGTTTAATATCTTTGTAATTTCTGCTGTACTCTTAAATTTATTAGAGTCAGGATTAAGTAGCTCATTAACAAAGTCATCTACAGAATTAATTTCATTGTTATTTAATATAGTCTTAGCAATACGTGTTGCCTCTTCGCCATCAACATTAAATGTATTCTTAATATCCTGTATAAACTTACCTAAGTTTTTAGACACAATAGTTTTATCTAATGGTTTATTTTGTAGGAAGTCTTCAACAGATATATTGCTACCTGTATTTGAATTGTATGCTGTTAATAAGTTGTCAATACGATTAGCATACTCAATAATACCATCTTTATCTTTGATATCTGCACCTAACAAAGAGTCAACATCAATCTTAGATTCATTAGTATGTCGTGAACCTGTTAATCTTTTATTATTAATAAGTCTGCTGATAGCTTGTACTACATTACTCTTAGACAACAACTGAGATACTTGAGTTGTATTCTTACCTTGGAAAGCTCCAAGTAATTCTTCTTTGTTACCAAAGTTTCTGAATATGTTTGCTTCAAGTAGCTTTTGATGGTCATCAATAGACATACCATTAACAGCCCTTGTAGCACCTAGCAATGTACTAAGGGTAGCTAATGAATCATCAACATAATCTTTACCACGCATAATAGTAGAAGACCATTTACCAAACAAAGATCCAAGACCTTTGTCTCTCATAAATGAGCCTATCTTAGAACCAACACCTTCCATAGCTCTTTTTGATGTTTCCATCTCGGCTAATTTATCTAGGTCAGGTATTGAATTAGTCATACCTACTTCTTTTTCAGCTCTACTAAGTAATTGTTGTGTATCAGGCATCATATCAACACCATGACGCTGTTTATATTCTTCTCTAAATTGAAGATCATTACCTTCTTTAGGTATAATATTAGGTGTAGTAGCTATTGCTAAAGCACGACCAGTTCCACCTATTGTTCCACCAAGAATAGCTCCACCAACTACAGCATTTAATGTACGGTTCTTAAGCTTATTATATTCTTCTTGAGAATCAGGTAGACCAACATTTTCACCTAGGTATCCAGCAATTTCTTGTAGACCTTCTGTTGGACCTTCTGCTATAACGCCTTTGCCAACAGCCTGACCAACACCCTTAAGTGTAAGATCACGCTTGATAGCAATCATCTTCATAGCATCACTAACTTCTTTAACAGATGCTTGTGTAGCTTTAACTACCATTTGTTCAGCCGCATCTTTAGCAATACCTTTAGACATCAGCTCTTTAACTACCATATCTTGAGTAGCTTTAGTAGTAATGTTTAATCCTGCAGCTTTACCAAGACCAGTAACACCTACCTTATCTAAGGCGGCTTGTGTAATACCAGAAACAATAGCCGCAGTTGCACTCTTATTTTCTTCTTTTTGTGCATTCCATACAGATCCTGTATAGATAGCGGCTGGAAGAGTCATAGACAAACCAAAGGTAAGTGGTGAAGCCATAGCTGCAACAATAGATGTTACCATCTGGGGAGCAGACGAAGCAGCGGTACCAACGGTATAGTCAATTATTTTTCCTAAACTATCTAGTTTCCAGTTACCTTTTTCATCAATAGCTTCAGCATTACGGAGGTATGGTAAGTTTTCTAGCTCAGATTGTAATGAACGTACATTACGCTTACCATAATTCTTTATGAATTCACTACCAGTCTTTTCACCAATCATATCAAAGGTACCAAACAAACCTTGCTTCATTTGAGCAAGACCAATGTCTAACCCTGTACCAAAAGTACTTGTAGCAAATCCTTGTTTGTCTTCACCTTCACGGACAATCATTGGACCAGAAAAAAAGTCACTCTTACCTGAACTATCTACAGCAGCACCAAAACCCTTAGCGTCTGGTGTCATACGCTTAGCTTGTAAACCCATGTAAGCACGTTCTTCGTTAAGCGAGTCTAACAGTTGATCACCAAGAGTTTCTTGTTCTAATGCTTTACGTTTAGCCCTATCAAGCCTACCCATTGTAAGGGCAGTAGCTTGTTGTCTGTCCATAGTTGTATATGGATCAATATAACCTTGCTCAAGTAATCGGGTAGTTAGGCGAGCACCAGTGTCTTTGGTAACATCACCTAACTGACGACCATAAATATCTTTCTCTGCTAAAAGAAGAGGTGTATTATACCCTTCCTCCCGCATAGTTTGCTCTACTAATTTAGTTTGAGTATCAGCACCAAGTTGTGAGCCTTGAATCTTAACACCCGGAATAAACTTAGCAGTCTCTCGGGCATCAACACCCTTAAGACGCAAGGCTTGACCTTCAAGTAAAGCAAGAGTATCAGCATCCTTAGCAGTCATTCCTCCGGGTAGAGAATCATCTCTATTGATAATCGCTCTTAATTCATCTTGTAAATCAGCCATGTAGCATCCTTATTTTTGTTTGTTAAGTTCTTTAAGTTGATCAACAGCATACATATAAAAAGCAGTCTCACTCTTATTACCTTGATATTGCTCTCTAAGTTTATTAGAACCTTTTTCATTCCATTTAGTAGCAATCTTATTTAAGATTTCTACTTTTTTACGTTCATCAACTTTACCCGCTTCACCACGAACAGAAGCGCCAGCCATTAAATCTAAATTAACAATCTTTTCTGGAGCCATTGGTTTATCACCAATACTAAACAAGCTAGCATCAAGACCTGTACGATGTTGAATAACGTTACGAGCTAAATAAGGTTCAATACTAGTAATATCTTTAGTCTTACCACTTTTCTTATCAGCAATCATATCACGAGTAGCCTGAGAGAAAAGATTATTCATCTCTTGTACTTCATCAGGGTTGTCTGCATTGTAACCATGTGAACGCAAATAGCTATAACCTTGGTTAGAAATCTCACGACCAGTAGGAACACCTTGTCTGTCAGGATTCTTTTTGCCACGAACATTTTCAGCACCGAAAGCTTGTTCAAGTACAGCATCAGCTGTTTTAGTAGATGCATCTATTGTCTTAACAAATCGTTCAGTAACAGCACGAGAACCATGTTGAGCATCGCTATAAGGAATTAAAGAATGAACTCTGCTTAATGCTGCAAGATCATATTCTTTACCATCAATAATAGCAGTTTGTCTAACACCACCTTTTTGCTTGCCATTAATAATATTCTCTTCACGAATAGAAATAGGCTTACCATACAGTGGTCCTGAAGCGGCTGTCATTGTAGCACCAACACCTTTGGGAGCATAAATAACTTTAGCCTCACCAAGATCATCTTGATTACCTGACTTAAGAAACTTCTTAATATTGTTAATAGAATAACCTTGATCAACAAGTTTACCTTCAAGCAGTCTATCGTCTTGCGCTTTCAAACGTTTGTCTTCACGAGCTTCTGTATACTCTTGTATTTGTCTACGATCAGCAGATTGGAGTACATCTTTAGCGGCAAACCTAAGCGAGCCACCTACAGAGCCACCTGTTAACATACCTCCAGCACCTACAATAGCAAATCGCATAAGGTCTTTGTCATTAAACAAACCAGACTCACCAAACAAACCTGATAATGCTCTTTCTAAGAATGATTTCTTTTCAAGAGGATCTTTAATAGTTTCAGCTTGTACTTTAGCGGCTTCAACTTGTGGAGCTACTGATTGAGCATATTGGCTAAGAGCCATATTGTAGTCTCTATCATTAGCAAATGATTGTTGGTTCTTAACCATGTCAGGTTGCTTAAGAACTTCTTCTTTAGGAATTTCTGCTTTAGCAGGAACAAATGCAGTAGTAGGCGCAGACTCAATACGTGCTACTTCTTTAACCACCTCAGGGCGCAAATTATCTTTGTTGTTATTTGCCCACTCTCGCTCTAAAGGGGTTGAAGGCTTTGGGGGTACTGTAGACGTTAACCTTTCTAACTCAAGACGAGCCTGACCTTTTTCATTAGCAGGGTATGGTCCAGCAATAATTCTTTTAAGCATGTCTACACGACTTACTTCATTGTTAGCGGCAACAGGAACAAATGGAGAATTATAAGCACCAGCTTGACCAGGAGTCATAACAGCATCACCACGTTGACCCGGAGTTTGAATTGGCTGACGACCAATAGGTGCCATCTTACCCATGACTTTATCTACATATTCTTTAGCTTCAGTACTAGGTAAAAATGATTGCCATTCTTCGGGTTTACCTGCTTTTTCAGCCATAGCAATAGCTTTATCAACATTTCCGGGACCAGCATTATAAGCAGTTAAAGCTTTCTGGATGTCTCCACTATACTTTTTGCTCATAGAATTCATATAATTCTGTTGGAATTCTTTTTGTTTAACTGGATTATCAAACTCTTCAGGTGTTAATGGTGGTACATCATATCCGGGTTTATAAGCAGTTGACCTTAATATCTGTGCAATACCTTCAGCACCTGATTTAGACTTTAACAGTTGACCAGTTTTAGGGTCAATATGAACACCACCAGATTCTTGAAGAAGTTGTGCATCAAGAAGTGGTTTAGGAACAATGTATTGTTGATTAGCAGGAACAGGATAACGATTAAGTAAGCTATCTGTTTCTACTTCTTCCGTGCCAAAAGCATATCCT